TCATTTGTATTGCACCAACAGGGAATAAAGAACCCTCATCAGTTTCACACGCAACAACCATTGTGTCTAATGCGTTACCACTTCTAGTAATATCAGATTCGACAGCAGTTTCAATAGCCGTGATTAATTGATTTCTTAAAGTATCTATATTAGATTCTGCACCTTTTACAAACCCTGATATAAGAAAATCTATAGTTCCGTGTCTTGTTCTAGCACCACTTCCTAACTCTGAGTCATCTCTTGTTTCTTCTGAGGTTTGTACTACAACTGCTGGATATTGTTGTTCTGAAAGTTCATCAATAGGAAAAGGTTGTCTTGTAGCTTTCTTAATTGCTGGGCTAGATATAGATGAAACAACTGATAGTAAATTTGATGCTATGTTTTCTCTTACACTCATATTCTAAACTTTCTTAATTCTTTATTAACAAACTTTTCAAAAGACTTATTTATAATCTTTTCTGTTCTTTTATTAAAGCCAAAAAATTTCCTTTTCGGTTCGTTTAATACTTGATTGTATAATGCTCTTTGTCGCATTTGAGCATTAGTAAAAGCTAAAGTAATTTTATGTTTTCCTGTTTTTTTAATAGTTGAATTAGGTGATAATGAACCTAACATTCTACCTGTATAAAATAAATCTACTTTTGTTGATTTTCCCTCTCTATTTAATTTTTTAATATATCCTGAACTATAAGATGCAAAGGGTAAAGAATTTATATCTAATCCTTTTTTTGTTTTAGTTCTAATAATATCTAATAATTGAAAACCAGCTTGTTTTACGCCTTTATCAATTATTTTAGGTATTCTGCTTTGAAATGAATTTAATTTTTTTTGAACTTGTTTAGAATTTGTTTTCATTCCAAACTTAATATCGCCAGCAACTTTTTTATCTCTATTGCCACCAATCCCAGCTAATGCTTTTCCACCAGCGACTCTAAGTGGTATCAATAATAATTGAATTGCCATTATCTAACTAATCTTCTAGTTCCGTGTAGAGGTTCTCTTTCACTTTTAACAATAGTGCCATCTCCTGTCGTATCGTACTCAACACCATCTTCTAAAATAGAATCAAATTCTTTATTATATTCTGAAATATAATGTTCTGCCATTCTTTCAAATCTATCTTTTTCTGTTTCAGGTCTAAACTTTGATAAAGCTGGGCAAAGAAACCTACCTAAAAATAAATAAACTCCAGCTCGTTCAAATTGGTCTAAATTAACTTTTGTATTAACCATCTCGTTTGTGCCAAGAACTGTAATGTCAGTATATACATTTGTTTTATATACAGGCCACCACTCTATTCTTAATTGTCTTAAAATATCATTTGTTGTTTGTGCAAAAAAATTAGTTGCTTCTGTATCAGTTGATGCAATACCAAAACCAAAAGCATCAGGTTGATACTTAGTTACATCTCCAGCAACAATTACATTTGCACCTGTATAGTTAGACATATTATAAAGCCCAAATTATTATAACTAAAGCTACTGCAATACCACAAGCTATTTTAGGGTGTTGTTTTGCTAATGTTATGTATTTTTCTAAATGTTTCATTTCTTCTTCCTTGTTTTCTTTTTTCTTGGTTTTAATTGAACTACTTTATCAGAAATATCTTTTGTAGTCGCTTTTTTTATTGGATTATCTTTGACAGGAAAAAAACCATTTCTTGTAAAATGTGCAAGATTAGCTTCGTAATACTTCTTTTCTTTTGTAATTATTTTTCTACCATTTGTTAATTTTATATCCATATATTCTCCTTTTTAATATCAGGGCAATTTCTTGCCCTGATAAAATAGTGATTATTAGCTACCTTGAATTGATGAGTCTGCTTCGACTTCACAACCATTAGTGTCGTTTAATTCACTTACACCATATACTGCTGTTGCAACAATCTCATCTGCTCTTAGAGAAGCATCTCTTTGAGTTTCAATTTTGAGGTCTTGCATCATTGCTAGTCCTAGTGCTTCAGGGTGAAATACTGCACCTTTGTAATCACCTGTTGTTCCTGGATCATTACTTGATGAGTCTGTCATATTTGAAGTTTCAAATATATTCACTCCAGCTATTTGACCTACTAAACCTGATCTTAAAGCTTCATTACCAACACCTGGATTAGGGTTAGCAAATGTGTTTGTAAGACCTGATTTCAAGTCAAATGCTACTTGTGGGTGGATTACAGCATTTAGGTTATCACCTGGTACTGAATTTGCTCTTAATTTAGCTACTGCTTGGAAAATTAAAGAAGCTGACATTGCCGTAGAAGCTGAACCTACAGTAGTTGAAAAACCACCGAATAAAGCTGTTAAGTCTTTGTCAATTTTTTTAGCGATTGCTTCTCCAAATAATCTACCAATATCTCCAGCAACATTTCTTGGTGCTGAATTTCTTGCTAAATCTGTAAGAGTTGTCATTAACCCATGCTCTGAACAAGTAATTGTTTTTGATGTTGGGTCAATAGCTGTGTTAGATAAATCAGATGCTTCCGATACTGCTGATGCAGATACTGCTGAGTATATTGGAACTTCAACTGACTTTCCACCACCTGTTACAGCATAATTTTTTACAAGCGGTCGCATAATTGATCTCTCGCTTGCTACGAATAATGCTTCTGCTACTATCTCTGTGTATAGTTCCGATAGTGTAGAACTTGTGCTTTCGTTTGCCATTGTTATTTTTCCTTATTATTTATTGTTTATTGTTTATTGTTTAAGTTAATTTGAACAGGTTTAGAATCTCGTTCTTTACGATATTCTGCATATCGCTTACGATCTTCTACCTTGCTCATATCTAAGTCCTGAATTTTAAAGGGTTTTACAGTATTACCACCGATACTTGCTTTACTTCCTGAACCTTGTGTTGTTGCATTACGGAAGTGTGGGTTCGTATCTAAGAACTCTTTAACTCTATCTTCTATTGTTAAGAGTTCACCTTTAGGGTTATATCTTACATTAGAATTATTATCAAGTACCTCTATTCTTCCATCATCATTTAATTTAACTTCTCTTTCAATTAACTGTACGACTTGTTGAGGATTGATTGCATTGTTTTTTGATGCAACAGATAAGATAGAATTATCAATCTTTTCTTTTTTAATTTCTGTCTTATATTTAGATATTTCAGTATCTTTTTCAGCTATTCTTTCTTTCATAAGCTTTTCTATTTCAGCTTTAGATTTAGCTTCTTCTAATTGTTTTGCTTTTAAAAGATCAACTTTTTGCTTTTCTTCTTCTTCCATTTTTCTTTCATACTTCTTACGTTCTGACATAACTCTAGCTTGAAGTATGTTATCTAATTGTTCTTGTGAGAACATTTTAGATTCTGCTTTTGGTTGTTCTTGTTTTGCTTCTTCTTTAGCTTCAACAGGTGCTGAAGTTTCTTTTGTTTTATCTTCTGACATTTTTTACTCCTATATTATTAGTTCACCGTTACCATCATACCAATCTGGATTGACGTAACTCCATTGATGACGACAATTATAACCACCTCTGACTACAAGTGGGTCTCCAGCTTTTTTGCCTGACCAACTTCTTGATGACCATATTCGTCTAACTTCACCAATCGTAAAAAGACCATCACTTCTCTTTGATTTTATTACACCATTTACAAGACTTCTGCAAATCTGTCGTGTTGTGGGTATTACATCTCCATAGTATTTAACAAATGTAAGACCAGCATCTTTTGACTTATTAAAGTTTAAAGTAGCATCAAAATCACGTAAAGAGTCGTTTAATATCTGACCAGCAAACCTTTTCATATTCTCACCAGCACGATCTCTAGCAAATTTACTTTGTAATGTAATAACTGCTTTATCAACTCTTGATTGCATAGACTTTTTATATTTATTATTTTCTATAAACTTAACAAGACGATTCGCTTCTGCATCATCTGAACTAGCATAAATACCATTAATAGTTTGTCGTAATTCTTTTTCTAAATCTGTAAAGTCAGAACCAACTAAAGTATTTTGATAAACCTTTTCTGATAATCTTCTTGTAAAAGTATTAGACACATCTTTAAACTGTGTGTAATATTGCTGTTTTAAATTTTGA